AAATCGTTGATACCAGACATCCATCTTTCCATTGCGTTACGAACCATAAAGTCCGTATCGTTAATGACTGTTGTTGTCCATGTTTCGAACTCTCTGTCACCAGCGAGGTAAAGTGTTCTACCTCTAAATGGAATGGCTACCTCACCAATAGTTTGCCCTGGCAAAGACGTTGCTTTACATAGGAAAGACGCACGATTAATATCCAAACCAGTTGTAATCGCTGGTGGAGTTGTCATAATCACACGGTATTGGTTGGCACGAGCACCACCGCCGATAAGGTTACTCTTAAATTCATCAATGCTTGACATATCTTATTCTCCTTATCCGCCTACCTCACTGAAAGAAACACCAGTTCTTACAGCGATAAAGTTAAGTGTAATGAAGTTAATTGAACGAGCAGGTTTGATGTAGATATCTGCAACAAACTCATTTCTATCAATCACTTCTCCAGTATTGTTGGTTTCGTCAGCAACCACTGAGAAGTCCGTAATACCTCTACGACCTTGAACGTCTCTTAGGAAAGGTTCTACCAAGTTTCTGAATTGGGCACGAGTAAACTCATCGTTGAATTCAAATAGTTGGTATTTAGCCGCAGTTGCAATAGCCTTCTCAAGAACAATAAACAATCTACGAACATTGATTCTATCAAATGCAGACGGTCTAGAAAGAGCAGTCTTATCACCAAATAGAACAGTTCCTTGGCCTGGGAATGTAACAACAGGGTTGATACGAGCAGGATATAGAATGTCTCTTTGTCCTTTAGTTGGGTTGTATGCAAGTTTAACAGCACCACGAATCTGACCTCTGTTATAACCAGCAGGTGAGAACCAAGGGTCTGCAACATTGTCAGTATTTGCAGCGAGACCAGCAATGTCACCATTCAATGGGACATAACGGTATACATCATTGTATTTGTCATACATGTATTTGTAACCAGAGTCGAACACTGCATAAGACGAACTTGAAAGGTTATCAAAGAAACCTTTAACATTGTTTGTCTGAGCTGCACCAGTAGAAACACCTACAACATCTGCTCTACGAGGAGAGATGAATCCAACACAATCTTTTCTGAATTCACAGAGGTCAATAATGTTAGATGCGTGTGTAACCCCATCAGTTGAATCTGGTGCTTTACCAGCCATGATTAGGTTTACGTCCACAGTCTCAGTGTCTTGGAATGTTTCATATGCAAGGTCTAGTTCACCAACTGTTGGGGCAAGGTCATCTGCACCATTAGAAAGTGTATCTACTTGTGGAAGATGTGCCGCATCAAAAACAGTATCAGAACCAGCAGAAGTTAGGGCAGTTCCCCAATCTGTTGCGTCTGTTGCTGGGAAGTCCATCCACCAAACGTGAGATGAATCTCTGTTTATTACTGTTGGATAGTATGCAGTTCCGCCAGACGGTGTTTTTGCATTTGGATGCTTCGACATAAACGCATGTGTTTCAATAACAGATAGTCCTCTGTTACCAGCAACATCAATGTCAAAACCAGTGATTTCACCAGTTGTGTCATATACTACAACATGAAGTTCATCTTCTGCTGCAGAAAGGCCTTGACCCTTTGCCCAGTTTGATGTGCCAGGGGCTGCATCGAACAAGTCATAGAATCTCCAACGTCTACGAATCGCAGTATCATCTGCAATTGCAGTCGCAAGACCACTTGCGTTTGTATCGTCTAGTTGACGAATTGTTAAGTCGTTTGTAGAAATTGCAGTAACTTCATACTGTTGTCCGTTTGCCTCTTGGAAGTATACAATATCACCAACTTGGAACTCTGTTCCATCGTCAACTGTGATTGTTGTATCACCAGCAGCAACATCTGCTTGGTTTACAAGAGAAGTTACAGTTTCTTCATATGCTTCGGCAGAAGCACAAATTGATACGCCGATTGAGTTACCCCATGCGCCTGGGTATTTTGAAGCCCATGCACCAACTGATGCTTGACCAGCAGAGTAGTTGTCATCGTAATCTGTATCGTTTAGGATTTTAAGACCTAGTTTAACATCTAGAACCGCTGCACTGGCAGGTGCAGAGTCAAATGATAGGGTAGTGCCTGATACGCTGAACGCCGTAGTAGCAGTTCCATCTACAGTAACAGTAAGCAAATCTGCATCTGCAACAGATTGACTCAATGTAAAGTCAGTAGTAGAACCATCACCAGTATCGGTCAACAAATCAGCGCCACCAGATGCAATTGCGTTGCGAGCGCCTGTTTCGGCACGAACAACACGAAGTGCGTTTCCGTATTGTAGGAAGTTGGCGGCAGTAAACCAAGTCTCAAAGTTTGATGAGTTAGGTTTACCAAAGATTGACACGAGTTCTTGCTCTGAACCAATCGGAATAATCTCATTCATTGGGCCTTTTAGAAAGGCTCCAGCGATAGCACCGATAGAAGTTGCAACAGCAGGAACAACATTGGTCAAATCAATCTCTTTGACGAGAACGCCAGGGGATACTTGAAATGCCATCTTTTGTTTCTCCTTTATGGATTAAATA